GAAGATGACTCAGAAGAAGATTTTGATGAAGATAATGATGACGAAGATATTGACGAAGAAGAAGAAAACTAATAAAAGGACTTATGGCTAAAGACATTAAATTATATAAAGATGGGCATGAAATGAGTATTAATGAAACTCAGCTTGATAATTTTTTAGCTTTAGGATGGAAGCAAGAAAAAGAAAATACAACAACAATTAAAAAGGAAAATAAAAAATGGCAACACATCACGGAAAAGAAGGAGTAGTTACTGCTGGTGGAACAGGTGTTGGGGAACTAACAGGTTTCACACTAGAAACTACTGCTGATGTTGTAGAAGATACAGCTTTAACAGATGCAACAAAATCATTCTTAGTTGGTAGAACATCATTCTCAGGAACTTTAGAAATGAGTTATGATGAAACTGATTCTCCACAACAAACATTAACTGTTGGAAGTTCTATAGCATTTGTAGTGCTACCTGAGGGTAATAGTTCAGGGGATGAGAAGTTCTCAGGCACAGGAATTATTACAGGAATGTCAATTAATAATGGCATGGATGCAGTTATATCTAGATCAGTTACTTTTCAAGGCACAGGAGCATTAACTAGAGCAACTGTATAATATTAATTTATGAAATTTATTGACAGAGCAAAATCTCATTTTGAGTCTCTTGGTGTTCAACATATTGAAGTTGAAGAATGGAAAGATGAAGCTGGTAATCCAAGTGTAATATATTGGAATCCAATTACTCTATCTGAAAAAAATAAACTATTTAGAAAATCTGATAATCTTAATGATGTTAGTATTCTTGCTGATATTCTAGTTATGAAATCACTAGATAAAGATGGCAACAAATTATTTACATTAGAAGATAAACTTGGTTTGATGCACAAAGTTGATTCTGATGTACTCTCTAGGATAGCAACTGCTATGGTACAAGCTATCAATCCTGAACAGGTAAAAAAAAACTAAAATCTGAGCCTCAATTAAAGAATTGTTTTATTGTAGCTGATAGACTAAAAATACCTTTAAGAGAAGTTTTACAAATGGAAGAATGGGAGTATAACCATTGGTTAGGCTATCTTTTATTAGAAAGCGAAGAACATGAACAAGCTATGAATAAAGCAAGGCACAGATAATGGCACAAAATTTAGTATTAAACATATTAGCAAAAGATAAAACAAGACAAGCTTTTAATGGTGTCAGGGCTGGATTATCAAATTTAAGAAGTGCAGTATTCTCTGTTCAGGGTGCAATTATTGGTATTGGTGGTGGACTTGCTATAAAATCAATTTTAAATGTTGGCTCAACTGTTGAACAATTAAGATTAAGATTTGCTTTCTTATTTAAAGGTGTCAAAGAGGGAGACAAAGCTTTTCAAGGTTTAATAGATTTTGCTGGTAGAGTACCTTTTTCACTAGAGGAAATTCAAGCTGGTGCTGGAAACTTAGCAGTTGTTACAAAAAACGCAGAAGAACTAAATGAGATTTTAAAGATAACAGGTAATGTTGCATCAGTTACAGGATTAGATTTTAGAACAACAGCAGAGCAAATACAAAGATCATTTTCTTCAGGTATTGGTAGTGCAGACTTATTTAGAGAAAGAGGTGTTAGAGCATTATTAGGATTTAAAGCTGGAGTACAGGTTACAACAGAAGAAACAAAGAAAAGATTTAGAGAACTATTTGGAGAGGGTGGAGAGTTTGAAAAAGCTACTGAAGTTCTATCAACTTCATTTACAGGTACTTTATCAATGTTATCTGATAAACTATTTAAGTTTAGATTAGATACTGCACAAGCTGGTTTCTTTGATTTTATAAAACAAGGATTAGTAGAGATAAATAAACTAATAGAAAATAATCAAGATCAAGTTAGTCAATTTGGTGCGAGATTAAGTGCTGGTTTAATTACAGCTACAAAAAATATTGTGCTTGGTAGTGCTGTTATCATACAAGCTTTAAAACCTGTTTTTTCATTTGTTTTTCACTCTGTTGGTAATCTTTTTGATTTTTTACAAACTTTGCCTGAGGGTATAAGAACATTTGGAGTCATTGGTTTTTTAATGCTAGGTACTAAAGGAAAATTATTAGTTGTTGCTATTGGTGGTTTTTTAGATCAAATAAGATTTAAGTTAGGAGAGTTTTTAGAACAATTTGCAGAGTTTAATCAAAAAATATTAGATACTAGAAAAAGCCTAAAATTAGTAAGCCAAGAGGGTTTTGAAAAAATTAAAAAACAAAACGAAGATATATTAGCAATATCTGAAAAATTAAAAAAACCAATAGGAGAATTAAAAACAGAAGTTTTAGAAACTGAGGATGGATTTAGTGGTATTTCATCAGAACTAAGTAAATTTTTAAATACATTAGAAGCAAAAGCTTTAATATCTGCAAAACAAGTAGAAGAAATATTAAACAAATTAAAAGGCTCAACAGAAGAAACAAAAAATGTTGGTTTAGAATTAGGTAAAGTAAAAGATAATATACTTACTGCATTTAAAAAAGACTTTGAATCAATAAATGCAACAATCGGTAAAATGGCTCAAAGTGGTATCAAAGCATTTTCAAGAGGACTAGCAGAAGCTTTAGTTCTTGGTAAAGATTTAAACATGACATTTAAACAAATAGCACAAAAACTATTAGTAGATATGGTAGCTTTTACAATCCAAATTGTAATTCAAGAAACAATAAGAAACGCACTTAAAAAAGAACAAATAGATTCAGAAAAACAAATAACAAATGAATTAAGATCACAAACAACAGAAATGAAAAGACAAGCTGTACTTAGTTTATTTACAGGTGGCTCAGGTGGTGGATTACCTTTTATGGCGAATGGTGGAGCAGTATCAAAAGGTCAGCCTGTTGTAGTTGGCGAAAGAGGTGCAGAGGTTTTTGTTCCAAACTCATCAGGTCAAATAACACAATCAGCTAGAGGTACAGTTGGTGGAGCAGTTAATGTGAATTTTACAATTAATACAATAGATTCAAGAGGATTTAGTGATGCTTTACAAGAGAACAGAGGTACGATAACAGGAATAATAAATAATGCTTTAGCAGAAAAAGGAAGAAGTGAGTTAGTATAATGAGTGGTGCATTTCCAATATCAACATCTAAATTTCAAACACTTGGTATTAAATCAATTCAGAATACAATTATTTCAAAATCTTTATCAGGAAAAAAATTATCAAGACAAATAGATAATCAAAGATTTACTTTTACAGCTAGAATTATTACAGCAAAAAGATCAGATGTTTATGGAGAACTTATGGCTTTTA